ACTTAATAAATAAAAATATAGAAAAAGGTTTTTACGACGCTGCTATATTAGATAAATACTCTAAAAAAGAGTTAGCTAAAGCAGATAGTAATATTAAGCATATTAGAGATAATACCCTAGCATTTGCAGCTATGGAGCAGTGGAGAGGTAAATACTTAGTTCAAAATCGCGTAACTAAGGAGATTTATGAAACTCCTCAAATGGCCTATATGATGATAGCACTTACTCTATTTCAAGATTATCCAAAAGAAACTAGAATGAAATGGGTAAAAGATTACTATGATGCTATTAGCCTATACGATATTAGTCTTCCTACTCCTGTAATGGCAGGGGTCAGAACTCCACAACGCCAATTCAGTAGCTGCGTTCTTATTGAGTCTGATGATAGTCTTGATAGCATTAGTGCTACTACTTCAGCTATTGTAAAGTATGTAAGTCAAAAAGCTGGTATCGGAGTAAATGCTGGTAAAATTAGGGCACTAGGCTCTATTATTAGAAGTGGTGATGCTTATCATACAGGTGTTATTCCATTTTATAAAATGTTTCAAGCTGCTACACGTTCCTGTAGTCAAGGAGGAGTACGTAATGGTGCTGCAACACTTTATTATCCTATCTGGCATTATGAAGTAGAAGACTTACTTGTACTTAAAAATAACAAGGGTACTGAAGATAATCGCGTAAGGGGCATGGATTATGGAGTACAATTTAATAAACTAATGTATGAGCGACTACTATCAGGTGGTAATATAACCTTATTCAGCCCACATGAGGTACCAGGACTGTATGATGCATTTTTTGCTGATCAAGATCGCTTTAAAATGCTGTATGAAAGAGCAGAAAATAATCCAACAATACGTAAAAAGACTATTAAAGCTATTGATCTATTTACTAACTTTATGGAAGAACGTAAAAATACTGGACGTATATACTTAATGAATGTGGATCATGCTAATACGCATGGTGCCTTTATTGAAAGTGTTGCACCGATCCGTCAAAGCAATCTATGCTGTGAGATTAACTTACCTACTAAACCTCTTAATGACTTAAATGATCCAGATGGTGAGATTGCACTTTGCACTCTTAGTGCTATTAACTGGGGTAATATTAAGACTACATCAGACTTTGAGCATGTATGTGCATTAGCAGTACGTGGATTAGATGCTTTACTTAGCTATCAAAACTACCCTGTATTAGCAGCGTATAACAGTACTATGAAACGCAGACCGCTAGGCGTAGGTATTATTAATCTGGCTTACTGGTTAGCTAAAAATAATACTGGTTATGAGAATCCCAACTTAACATTAATTGATGAATATGCAGAAGCTTGGTCATATTATTTAATTAAAGCTAGTGCTGATCTTGCTATTGAACAAGGAGCTATTCCAGGCGTTATGGAAACTAAGTATGGTCACGAGATTACACCTAACCAAACATATAAAAAAGAACTAGATGAAATAGACAAACAAATAAAATTTATGCACGAGGAGGAAATAAGATGAACGAAGAACTAGAGAGAGATTTAGACCCACCCGAACCACAAGAACCTATACGCATTAAATCATGGTGGATAGGGTATCGTTGGGAAGACGGCACAGAAGACACACTTAACCTAGACGATAACTTTAGACAAGCTAGAAGCGACATCGAGGGTGTATTAGATGAGGTTGAATACGAAGTCAATCGTGATATACTAGAAAACCAAGCACAGAAGTATGGTGATCCCGATGGCGACTATTAAAGGAAAATGAAATGGTAGACAAGAAAGAGAAACAAATCATAGTCGAACAGATTATGGTGACAGGCTATGTCAAACATAGTAATGGTAGGAAAACAAAGTTTGAATTTTATAAGAACGACTTTGAACCAAAAGACTTAGAAGGAATTTTTAACGGAGTTGGAAGGATATACCAATAACAACAGGAGGGTAAACATGAAAACAAAACCAATATTTAAATCACACGCATCACCAAGCTATAAAGGGTATGACAGAGAAATCTATTTAAGTGAATACACACCGATCAACAAAGAACACTACAGACGATTAAGATTTTGTGCAGTGGTATCAGTGGGTATTAATATCTTTTTATTATTGGTGATGGTGTTGAGATGATAACGACCAAAGAAGATGCGTTAGTAGAGGCGATGGTAAGAGCAGTCGTGTCACCAAGTGATACCGAGTCAAACCAAGCGACAGAGTTAGCACTAGAGATATCAAGGAATATGTCGATAGGCGAGGTGCAAAAATGTCAGCAAACGGCGATTAGAATTATCGAAAAGAAAAAAGAGTTGGATCAGATTTTAGATAAGCATATGAACAAAGACAAAATACATTAGGAGGGTATATGAAAAAGTTTAGCGTGGTAGTCGAGGTAAGCATGGAAGAAAGTAAGTATGAAGAGGTAAAGACATGGGAAGTAGAACCGAGTGACCATGTCACTACATTGTTAACAGAACCATTACGAGAGAAGGGCATGGTTGTCAAGGCATACGCGGTCGAAACAGATCATAGTTTATATGATCGACAAAAGAAACATCAAAGTCACCTCTTACAAGCAGACGCATACAACGATTTAGAAGAAGAAATTATTAGTCGTTCTTGTATCGGCGGAGTGTGTGAGGACTGATGATTGATACGATAAGGTTTATATGTGTAGTATGGTTTATTTATATTTTATTCAAAACATGGACAAGAAAGGGAGACTAAGTGGAGAGAGACTACGAGGAGTATGTTGATGAAGAAGTATCAAGCATTGAGTGGGAGGAAACAATTAAGCTACAAGCAATGTTTGAAGATAGTGCATTACAAGACGCGAGTGCTTATGCTCGTATGATACATAAAAGTGTAGATCGATTTAAAAACAAAGGAGAAAAATAATGGAACAGATGGAATTATTTGATACGAACAACGCAGAGTTAAGAGAACATTGGGGAAACCTAGCCAGTAATTTCTTAGTAGGTAAAACGATTCGCCGTGTGAGATATTTAGATGATCGTGAACGCGAAGATATTGCATGGGATAAATCGGGACTCGTGATTGAGTTTGATGATGGCCATTGGATACTTGCTATGCGTGATGATGAGGGCAACGATGCGGGTGCGTTGTGGACATCGAGCCAATCAAAACTAAATGTGATACCCACCATATGACACCTGAAGCAAAGGTAAAGAAACAAGTCAAGAAAGTATTAGATGACATTGGGGCATATCATTTCTCGCCGTTGACTTCGGGATATGGTCGGAGTGGTGTCCCCGACATCATTGTGTGCTACAAGGGAAAGTTTATTGGCATCGAATGTAAAGCTGGAAAAGGTAAACTTACTGCGTTGCAAGAACGCAACATCAAGCAAATAAAACACAATGAAGGCTTGGCAATTGTGATAAACGAAGGTAATATAGAGGCACTATTGGCTCTAGTAAAGGAGATCGAATGACTAGGTTAACAGAAATATTAAAAAGTTATAGAAGTAAAATAAAAAAAGTAATCAAAGATAATGTGAATCACCCATCACATTACACACAAGGCGCGATCGAATGTATTGACGCTATCAAGGAAGCCACCAAAGGACTATTTGGAATCGAGGCGGTATGCACTGCTAACATTATCAAATATGTTTGGCGATGGAAATTCAAAAACGGACTAGAGGATTTAGACAAGGCCTCATGGTATCTAGAAAGATTAAAACAAGAAGTTCGGAATAATAAAAAATAACAAGGAACTGGCTTCAAAGCTAAGTGCTGATGTTATAAGGAGACTGCTATGTTAGATCAAGCATTGATGTGCCTCGCCACGACCATTTACATGGAGTCGGCGCAAGAACCGAAACAAGCGCAAATCGCAGTGGGATATGTATTGATGCGAAGGGCTGAGTTTAATTATAAAAATGTATGTAGTGAAATGAAACGGCCGGCTCAGTTTAGTTGGTATGGATTAGTTAAACCGCCATCGGTAATCCAACAACAATATAAAGACATAGCATACAAAGTATTACATAGATTAGAAATAGATTATAGTTATGGTGCGACCCACTTCCATGACACCACAATAAAGAAACCAAGATCATGGACAGGATTGCAACCTGTAGTAAAATGGTCAAACCTAATATTTTATAAACAAGGTGGAAGTAAATATGCAAGAAACCCTTAAAAGCGGATTACCCAAACAACCATACGCATGGTCGACAGAAGAATTTAATATCAATGGTGAA